CGGACGCCTACGTCCCTGCGACTACGTTTTTAGGCCAGATGGATGTCTTTGATGACAGCCGACGCGACGGCTTGACCGTAGATCGTCGCATCCTGTCCGTTGATCCGGCGGTCACTATGCCTGCGCGAAAAACTCTCTTAGTGGATGGCGGGACGTGGCTCGTGGGGGACTCTGAGAGGGACTACTTCGGCACAGAAGCCATACGGCACAAACACGTCCTTCACCGTGCCTCTGAAATAGTCGCAGTCAAGACCTTTGCAGAGACCATTGCAGCGTCCGCTGGGTATTCCGCTTGGGCGTCCCGGATATGGGTCAAGGGCTCCAAGGAAATTGAAATATCATCGGATGTCACCAGCGTTTACGGCGTATATTTTGCCGAAGGCGAAACACTTGCAGAGGGAACCCTGATTTTCATGTCTGGGCGTTGGCATCTCATCCAACTCTTGTATTCTAGTACCGCAGGATTTCAGGTTGCTCTCTCCGATGAATTGCCAGAGCCGGTTCGAGTCTCTGCAACATTCTCAAAGCGTGTTTACGTTCCTTCCAACGATACCTACACAACGACCCCTACGGCCTACTCGGGGGTGTTGGTGAGGTGGCAGTCCTACTTTCGCTACCCCCAACGCGGAGCGGATGTATTCAAAGCGGGGGACAGGGTCTTGATGGTGTTGAAGACGGATGTTACGCCCGTGGCAGGGGACAAGGTCTCCATAGGGACAGCCAACTACGTGATCAAAGCGATACTGGATGAGGGCCTCTGTTGGGGCACTCACCTTGTGAATGTTTGAGGGGAGGGAAATGTTTGTTCTGAAGAATGTAGCCCAAGTGAGTAAGCAGATAGACGCCTGGGAACAGTTGATCTACCAGATTACCCGAGAGACAGCGATAGGCTACAGCGTCAGGGCCTTCAAACTTGTATTGACAAAATCGGCCCAGTATTCGGGGGACTTTGCGGCAAATTGGAAGTACAGTGTGGGCAGTGTTGATACGTCTTTTCAGGCCGGGGTTATGGGGACAAAGTTTGGGGGAAAGCCGGGGGTGAGAGCCAGCCAAATGGGGAACCCCAAGGCCATCACCTACGCCATTAACGCCAACAAGGGCCGCACATCGGCGTTTGCACTCGGAGACGAAATTTTCATAAGTAACAGTGCGGAGCACACTGAGCCTTATGCTTGGAAAATCGAAAACAAGCAGATCAGGTTCAGGCCGGGCAACAAGGGGGCACCGATGGCTAGAACACTTGCAGAGATGCGCTCCCTCTATCAGAAAATCACCCCGGCGCAAGCCTCACGACTCAGGAAAGCACGCCTGTGACACTCCAAGGTATGCGCGATAGCCTAGTTGCCGAGTTGAGTATGAACTGGGCACATGCTGAAGCCCCCATCTTTTATGAGAACACGACCGAGATAGACTTGGCTGCCCTCGGCGATTACTTTATGCACTGTCAAATTGAGTTTGACGGGTCTGTGCAGGCTGACATTTCCGCCACACCCTTTGACAGAACCCATGGAGAACTTGTTCTGACTGTGTTTGGTCGGGTGACGCTGGGCACAAGGCAGGTGTTGGTTTATCTTGAGGAATTGAAGTCGCTGTTCAGATTCAAAACACTTAGTGGAGTGCATATGCAAGCGGCGAGTCCAGGCCAATCAGTAAGTCAGGATGGCTGGTTTTCGATGGAACTGCGAACCCCGTTTTTCGCGGACTCAAATACTTGAAGTAGATTAAAAATTGAAGTAGTATCCACTGAAATGTAGGCCGTTTAACAGGAGAACACAATGGCACTAGCGACCGCGAATCTGGCACAACTCCGATACATCCGGGAATCAACTTTTGGTACAACCCCCGTCGCGGGGGTTGGAGAGAACATACGCATGACAGGGGAGTCGCTGGCTTACGCTATCGGCACAAAGGTCTCTGGCGAATTGCGGAGTGACAGGCAAGAAACAGACCTTGTTCAGATCAGTGCTTCTGGTACCGGCGGGGTCAACTTTGAGCTTTCTTACAAGGAGTTTGACGACTTCCTTGAAGATGCCCTGCAATCCACATGGTTGGGTGCGAACGACGTTGCTGGGATCACGGCCACCATCACAGATGCCAATACCCTGACGGCCTCAGCCGCCACTCCGTTTGCTGGCATTATCGCGGGGCAGACCGTCCGATTCACAGGCTGGGCAACTCCGGCCAACAATGGCATCTTCACGGTCGTTACAGCCTCGGGCACCGAACTCACCTTCGGTGCCGGCCTTCTCACCAACGAGGCAGGCGTCACAGTCGGTTTCTCTTCCTTCGGGCGTACCACGCTATCTGTCACTACCACGTCGGGGACGACGCTGACAGCCGCTACCGGCGATCCCTTTGCCAACGTAGTTGTAGGACAGATGATCAAGATCAGTGGCATGACGACTGCGGCCAATAATCAGGTTGCCAAGGTTGTCACCAAGACTTCCTCAAAAATTCTGGTATTCGCTTCAGCGACTTTTGCTGCCAATGAAACTGCGGGAACCACAAGGTTGTCTAGCTCGCGCCTGTCAAACGGTGTGACGCAGCGCAGCTACACGCTGGAGCGGAACCTGACGGACGTGACTCAGTTCTTCGCCTACAGGGGCATGACACTTGACAAGATGAGTCTGAAGTTCGCCTCCGGTGACATTGTTGGTGGTTCCTTCGATTTCATGGGCAAGGACGCCGTTCGGGCTGGGGCAACAGTGATACCGGGCACGTCAAACTTATCTGATACCTTTGACGTGATGAATGCCGTGGCGGGGGTTGGAGCTATTCTGGAAGCAGGGGCGGCTCTGACCGGCACATTCATTAAGTCCTTGGATTTGAACACCGGCAATACCCTGCGGGCGCGTGACGGTATTGGAACCCTGGGGGCCGTGTCTATTGGGTCTGGAACCTTCGTGGCTACGGGATCAATGGAGGTCTACTTGGCTGACGGAACCTTGTACGACAAGTTTATAGCAAACACCGCCTCGGCCCTCCAGTGGAACGTGACGGATGGGGCGGGTAATGGCTACACCCTCCAACTCCCCAACATCAAGTTTAGCGATGCGAAAGTTAATGCTGGGGGCAAGGATCAGGATGTCATGCTGTCCATGCCCTTCACTGCGTTGATGGACGTGACCACAACAAAGACACTGCTTATCGACCGATTCGGAGTGTGATGGACGGAGAGGGCCTAGTCCCTCTCCCAAACTTTGTAGTTACTTTTTAATGTAGTTTCAACCTCAAGGAGATATTTTATGGACATTTTTGCTCAGTACGCCACAGATGACACGGCGGAAAAAGAAGGCGTTTGGGTTCCCCATGGCGACGCCAAGTTCCTCATTGCCCGTGCGGGCAATCGTAAGTACGTGAAGCGGCTGAGCGAGGCTTACACGGAAAATGAGGTCCTATTGGACATCAAAAATGAAGCGGCTGACGCGCTCTCCGACAAAATCATGATTGATGTCATCGCAAACACGATCTTGCTAGGGTGGGAGAATGTTTCCTTTAATGACACCCCCATGGAGTATTCGGAAGCCAATGCCAAGACAATCCTTGCCGTTAAGGACTTCCGAAAACTTGTCATCAAGTGGTCGGAGGACATGGCCAGATTCAAAGTCAAGCAATTGGAGGCCACAGTAAAAAACTGACGGAGTGCCTCCGGTGGGATTACGAGTGGGGTGGAGAATTGAAGACCCTACTTGAAGTCAAAGCGGCAGGGATGGAGCCGAGGGCACTGCGGGACCGCCCCAAACTGTGTCCAGAGTACCGGGGGTACTACAAAGCGTTTTCTATGCTCAGTGGCAGGAGAGCGTATAACCAAGCCGGGCTTCAGCCCCTGGCTATGTCGGAAATTACTGCGTACCTGACGGAGCTTGGGCTTTCAAGGGGGGAGTCCAGATTTAGCTTCCTCTACGTCACACTTGAAATGGATACAGCCTTCATGTCCTGTTACTTCAAAAAGCAAGGGAGCGAAACTAAATGAGTGCAACCCTTGTATTTGGCGTAAACACCGTCGAGGCGAAGACAGCCCTCGATCAGTTCGCCGTATCCCTCACCAACCTCAAGGCCCAGATGGTGGGGTTCGGCTCCCCACTCGCGGGAATGTCCACTCAGACTAAAGAAGAGATAGGGGCGCTGAAGGCCCATATGGCCCTGATGAAAACGGAGTTCGCTACATCTCTTACAGAGATGCAGGTGAAACTTGACAAGTCTTTGGCTGTTCGTTTGGCTGCCCAGAAAACAGCGGCGGCTGCGGAGGAGGCATTAGCGAAGGCCCTTGCGGCAGAGAAACTAGCCATCTTGAATACTGGGTTGAGTGCTGGGGAAGTGCTTCGGAAAATGGCTAACCTCGATGAGGGGATTAAGCAGAAGCAACACAACCTCAACATGGCTGGGACAGAAGCCGCAGCAAGGGCTAACAATCTAGCGATCCAAAGCGCCTCGTTGGCCGCAAAAGCCGCAGCCGACAAAGCGTACCTGACGGATGCCAA